TAGTATTAAAAACAACCCTCTACGACTATCTTTCTAAAGGATAGAATCCACCGTAGAAGTTTTTAGAGTCCAGGTATTCCTTGACTTCATCTCATAAGAAGAGGTTAGGGAAGTAATCCTATTAAATAATAGATCAATTCTCCTTTAATTAGGGAGATTTTGGAAATCTTATAATATTACGACAAGTAATATTAAAGAATTGATTTCTTATTTAATATACATCTTACTGTGTTTGTATCACTACAAACTTTGGTAAGGTATCCTGGGTTTATAGGTATCATTATTGATTTTCATCAATAATGCATACTTAGATCGTATATATAATAATTATAATTAATTATTATATACGATGATCACCAGTTCTTTTCCTTGGTACACATAATTGTATAACAAAAATGCACAGCTAATTTTGGTTATACGGGAATGTGTACTTTTGGCATCGGATGTCTATGGAGCTCGTTTAGGTTAAAGTAATTTAACACTAACAACGTAGGCAACAATAAGATCTAGCAGCCTCTTTAAAAGAGTACATTGCAGTCTTTCCGAATCATAGGGTATTGCTATTTGCATAGTTTTGTGATAACTCATAATCACTATACAAACATAATAAACTAATAATGAAAAATAAAAATAAAAATATTTCTAAGTTTTCAGAATTAGATTCATTATTGCAAGAATCCTACGAAACAGATAAGATGATCTCAATTAAGAATAAACAATTATTCTTGATGTTCATATCGAAGATCAGTTATAGAATTTTAGTTCTAATTACTGGTTCTCCTTTATGGACTTGTTTTCCACGAATTAAAATGATCCATAACTTTGCTAACTACCTCTTTTCTCAATATAAGAAGAAAGGCGTTAACTATGTTATAGCTTATCTTAAGGCTTCTCAACTGTCCTTATCCAAATTCGTGGCTCGTGAGCCTCTTAGTTCACTACAAGTAGTAGACAATAGGTTTATATTTCCTCGTCTAGCTCATGGTATACCTAAAATAATCGGTCCAAACGATAGAATTTCTATTCGTCGGAATAATCGTAAAACAATTATTCTGTGGATGACTATTTTCGGTCTATTTAGAGTGTTGACAGGGTCTTATAAACTGATTGTTAATACTATTAGTGATCCGTTCTCTGGTAATCAAGATTTCTTAGAACAGAAGTCGAGAGTATATAAGGTGATTACACCGAAATTACTTCGAGCTGTTCTAAGACGTAGAGATATCAAAGAACTCAGAGGTTTGATGAAAGTTAATCAGTATTTAACTCTTCAGAGTTCAGGTCCATCTACCAGTCCATCATGGGCTGGTTTGTTGCTAGATATTGTTAATCTTAATAATATGGGTTCGCTTCTTCCCATATTAAAATGAATAGCATATTTTGCTGGTGATTTAATTCAACCTTTGCTTACAATAGCAAAGATTGTGTTAAATAACCAGATGGACTTGTCTTTCTTATATAAGAATAATAAATCTATAAATATATAAATAATATAGGTCAATTATCTTTCAAGAAAGAACCTGCTGGAAAACTCCGCGTATTTGCGATGGTTGATTGTTTGACCCAGTCAGCAATGAAACCTCTGCATGATACTCTTTCTTGTCTTTTAGAAAAACTACCAAATGATGGTACTAAGAACCAAGAACTTTCTTTTGAAAGGGCTAGGTCCCGTTCCATCTTGGCTGGTTGTTCGTTCGGTTATGATCTGTCAGCAGCTACAGATCGTTTACCTATTAAAATACAAGAAAGCATTTTATTCGGTTTATTAGTAACCTTAGGATTCCCAACAAAGGATTCCGAAAGATTAGCTAATTTGTGAGTAAAAATCTTAACCGATAGACCTTTTAACATTCCTTCTGTCCCACAGGGGGTAGAAGATGTTCAAAATCTGGTTGGTTCAGATGTATATTATACAGTAGGACAGCCTATGGGAGTTCTTTCTAGTTTTAACATGTTGGCTTTGACTCATCATATAATTATAAACAGCTGTATAAACAGCTGTAAAATTAATTTGTATAAGTCCAAAGTAACATGATCAGAACTATATGAAATTACTGGAGATGATATTGTTATTTTTAACGAAGTTCTCGCAGAGGAATATGTTAAGACAATGAACTCTTTAGGATTAACTATTAATCTTAAAAAGTCTGTTGTTTCAAAACATAAAGCCGCTGGAGAATATCTTAAAAGAACTTGAATTCGAGATATAGACGTTGGTCAAATATCTTGAAAACAAATATATCAATCTGAAAGTAATCTTATATCACGCGTATCAGACTCCTTCTACTTTATTAAAAAGTGAAGAGGTCATGTTCCATATACTACTATCATACGAAATTGTACTTATTCTTATTTAGATTGATTCAAACCTAATAAAGAAAAGTATTCTCTCAGTATGTTAGCTCTTTTAGGTATTTATTTTAATGCCTCTAAGACTGTCATAGAACATTATATCCCTTTCTTATTCTTTCAAAAAGAAAAAGAAGGTTTATATGATATGTTTGATTATAAGAATTTAGTTTCCCTTAAAATTCCGGATATTCGTGTAGTTTTAGATAAATTTTTCGAAACGGGTAAAGTCTCCTGAGAAACTTTATCTTTTGGAAAGAATTTTCTTAAACGTCATGAAGATGTAGGTAGAACATACACTACTACAATCCAGAAAATTTTGATTACTAAAATTAATCATATTCAGGAAGAACTATTTTCTTCTTTTATAATTAATACTCCAGAAAAGGGTTTCTTACAATTCCCTTGTACAGAGCAAGAATTATATTCTAAAGTTCATCGGGCAATGATAGCTGATCTTGATTATACTAACTTTGGTCAATATTTGACTAAATTCATATATCAATTTTTACTATTACCACCTTTTGTACGTTTAGAAGAAGATATCCGTAGAATACTATCTACATTTTCCCTAGATCGAGGCTTTGTTGGCCATCGAATTAGAGTCTTTGAAAATAGTAATAAGTTAAAACTCTATGTCCGTCACTGATATCTTATTAGAGATAAAGAATTTGAACAATGTTCTATAAATGATTTATATCTAATATATGAATCTTTCAAATCTCTTAAAGAGACTCTAGAATTTGTTAATCTTGAACCAAAAGTTAAAGAAAAAGATACTAAATTTAAAAATTTAATGATCGAGATCTTAATTTCTAGTAAGAGGTCACAAAATCTAAAAATCAATAAGATTTCTGATAGATTCGTAGAAGATATTAATAAAATAATAGCTTCAGATACTAGTACGGATTGAGTTGAAACTAAAATTTCAATAGGTAGAAATAAGAAAATTTCTCCTTTATGGTTTGAAGGTGAAAAAGAAAATTCTTGGATCTTAATCCCAGATTTCTTTCCTTCAACCATGATCAAAAAGAAAATACATTGGTACTATAATAATATATGACCAAAATATCCAAAATTTGAGTTTATGGAAGAAAGAACCAATCATGACAATACTATTTGAAATATTGATATGATTGGAGATTTCTGTTTAGATATTAAGAAAGTTAATGCGAATATCTTATTAGATAATGCAGAATCTTTATTAAAATCTAATCATAAAAAGGAAGAAGAAACTTATACATATCCTAGAGAACCGAGAAGTACAAACAGAAAAGGGTCATCGCAACCGTGAGGACCAATCAATGGATAAAAGTTCATTCTTAAATTGATATTTATAAGATAGAAATCTTATCTAATTACTGGATTCACATGCAATACTGAAGCTAATGCTGAAGTAGTTAAATTAGTACAACATTAACGCGTAGCTACTTGATAGGCTATACATATATATTTATATATGCATCCATAGTCAAGGTCTTACTCGCAATGGGACATTTAACTATAAATAAGTTTCCTTATTTACTTTTGGGTATAGTTAGAGGATTAATTCCTTGGGCTCTATCCAGGTGTTTCACCAGATAAAACTTCAATTGGTAATACTTTAACATCTACGGAGGTTTGTCCATCCTATTTGTTATTTAACCGAAACCCTGTCTTTAAGGTAAGACATAAAGCATACTCCAACTTGACCCATGAGATTCCGCATCTCATGATTGGAGGGGTGGTGAGAGATTTTTGATTTCTCCCACCTTGGTCCCCAGGGGGATTGGGGTTACCCTTAATACAATATAGATATATATTAGTATTAAAAACAACCCTCTACGACTATCTTTCTAAAGGATAGAATCCACCGTAGAAGTTTTTAGAGTCCAGGTATTCCTTGACTTCATCTCATAAGAAGAGGTTAGGGAAGTAATCCTATTAAAT